AGGTTCACGGTTGACAAGCACCATCACTCCGCACCCCCGATTAAACAGGAAGGGGAATACATCAGCGCCATACAAATCCTCTGCCAGCGTCTTGGCGTCGAGGTATTGAGGACGGGGGATTCGCTTCATAGCCAGCCCCTTGATTGGAAGAAGGGTAAGATATCACCCATGTCCTTGATAAGCCCCCGCCGCAAGTCGCGCTTGAATTCGTACATACACCTGTCTTCCGTGACAGAGTAACATGCGCACGTGAGGCACTTGCATACGGGGCATTTGCGTGGTTGCTTGGGTGATGGCCGGATGGATGTAGACTTCATGTTATGTCTCCTCGGACGAGCTGCTGTCGCTATAGCCGGACGCGCGCAAGAAGTCAAATACCCCTTGCGCGTCGTATATGTCTCCAGCGATGACTGTATCGACCAGGTCTCGCAAGGTGGCTTCTATGGGGTAGCCCCTTTCGGGGACACCATGTCGGCCCAAACCGCATACCACGCACCCGTGGCCTTTGCACCAGCTACAGCGGATATGGGGCGGAGCGTCTTTAGCCCGGGGTTGCGTGTACTTACTCATGGTACCCCCTTTGTTGCAAAAATCGGTAGCATTCATGGGGAGTTTGTATGGCCCCGGAATCGATCATATCGGCGAGGCCCTTACAGACTTTCGCTTCCGAGGGTTGGAAGACTGAGTCAGGAAGTGAGAAGTCTTGGGTATCGCCCATATGCGCCTGGCACCATGTGCAGTTGGGGTCGTTACAGAGCATGTCTTACCCTCCCACACAGAAATCAGATGCGATTTGTTCGTGGCCGATCGGGCAGAGGTACAGTGGCGCACCGTTCGGGTCCCGTTGCCAATACGCATACAGTCCGTAGGGCCTTAGTTGCTCTGAGAGTTTGGCGATGCGGCGTTCCAGTTGCGCGGCGCGCTTGGCGATTCGGTCCTCTAGCTTCACGCTCCACCCCACTAGATCGCCATGCGCAAACCGGAGGTTTGCGCGTTGCCCTTCGTATTCCTCGCCGTTACATTGCGCTTCGCTGGCACGGGGTTCCCTGAAGTCGTGTGCGCCTACGATGTCCCAGCTGTACCAGTTTGGAGCCGATGCATTGCGATCGTCACGCATAGCGGAGAAGGAATCATAGACCCCGATGGCGTCCCCCCGGTCTGCAGTCGACCTATTAGAGATGAGGACATACTGTCCCTTGCGGGCTGGCATGGGTTCCATGATTATTCTCCCTTGCCGAGACTGTAGTAACCGACGATATTCCCGTTAGAGTCCACGCAATTTCCGTCGCACCCGGGCTCCACGTCGGCTGCGACATATCGCAATATTTTCTCTACTTCGTCGGTCAGGCTTCCCTCCTGGAAGGCCTGGTTGTCTGTCTCACAGTGACAATGGAAGCCCCTATCAAGCGCAGTTTCCAATTGGTTGGCCAGGCGTTCCAGCACGATACTGGACTGGAATACCGGTGTATTGGCGCTGAACGTCGCGCGGTTGATTCGGGCCTCGTTGCGCCACTCGTTCACGAGGGAATGGAGAGGGGAGGTATAAGACATGGAGTGCCCTTTCAAGGCGGGTTTGGCGGTGGTGGTCATGGTGTTTTCCTTCGGGTTGTGTGCTTGACTCGCCTATTATACCACCCCGATCCGCCTCCTCCATTGCTTCCCGGGGCGAGGGTTTTAGGTGTGTCACACCATCAGCCTAGCGGCTAGCTGCCTCTCGCTCCGGGCTCCTTCGGGGTTCCAGGCTCTTTCATCCATATTGATGGTCACATGCCCCGAATCGCATAGGGCCTTCAACACGGGGAGGAGCACAAAGCTTGACCCTCCAGCAAGCTTCTGGACCTTACCCATGGTAGCGATGCCATCCGGGGAATTGTTGAGGGCGTGGACAACGCGGCGGCGCCAATCGACTTTGATACTCATGATTCGTCTCCCTGTTCGGGGTCTGGGATCGGTGGTGCAGTATAGAAGCTTGTGCTCTCTGAGATGGGCTTGCCCTTCCACGTGCTGGGCGCTGGCTCAACCCTGGGCCGATTGACTGCCGATGGCCCTACCATGACGCCTGGGGGCGCTTCGTGGGCCAAGGAAGCGAGCAAGGGGAGATCCGGCGGCGCAGTGTCAGGATAGGGGGGAACGTACGTCTCCGCGCCCATTGGCGCGTGTACGGGGGTGCCAGGCGCAACCAGGGAGCGATAGATCCGGGCTGTCCGGCCAATAACCGGCTTGCGGTCGACCATCTCAGCTTTGCCTAGCGCGATCAGGACAGTCATGACGCGGTGCAGTTCCTCGGTCCGCATCTGGCAGCGCTGGAGGAGCATAGTGTGCGAACATATACCACGGTTGAGAACTCTTAGCACTTTACCCGATAGGGTAATCCCCGGAGTGGCCCGGTATGGGTTGGGCTTCAATGGGGGGAGGGTGGGAGGGAGGTCGCGCGCCCACTCGGGCACGACGGGATCGGTTGGGTTTTCCATGCGCACAGAATAGCAGCCTCCGGCGTTAGGCAAGACTTACTTTCTATTTAATAGATATGAATATTTTCGCGGGCCCAAAATTCTGGGATCCCCCGATACCCCTGTTCCCCTACTACTCTGTACTCTGTTATTTCTGACTCTAGTATCTTGGGGGCAGAAAAGAAATCATATCTAACTAAGTCAGTGTGTTTGCCCACACCGGGTTAGAGAGACACATAAATAGATCTTCTGTGTTAGAACTAAGTAATTACTAGCCTGGATTTCCGGGGATTTGCCCTGCATGCGCTGCTGTCTCAGGGCGGTGAGACGCCGCACTAACTTAGCTGCATAATAGCGAATAAAGAAGTCATAGCTAAGTAGCCCCCCAGTATCGCCTTTGACACATGGTATTTCTCTTATCAATTCCTCAGTGCCAACGCCAAGGCCACCACGACCGCGACGAGCACGCACCAGGGGAGCGCGCGCCCAATTGTGGCGACACTCAGGCGCTCCGGGTGTACTATCTCATGTCTATTTGGAGGGCGCTTCATGGGATCTATACTATGTAGTAGTTATGACGATAACAAGCGCCAAGAATGCACCAGCGGCGGGGATCGCCAGGATCGACGATCCCAGGGGCCGGATTGCAGCATACCATCAGGTCTGCGCGGCGATAGATTTGCGGGGTGAGGATCATGGCTGTCTCGCAAGGCGGATGAGGCGGGCACGGATGCGGGCCTTGGCACGGCGCGCCTTGAGGAGGCGTTGGATTGGGGTATTCATGGCGAGTTCTCCAGCGAGTATTATATCGCGTGGTAGCACGAGCAACATAGAGGGAGTAGGATATCGATAGGATGCCGTGTGACACGGCATCGAGGCCGCGAGCTAGCAGGTATCATGCCGAAAGGGTGGCATGGGTGGGGGTTAGTTAGTTGGAATCGTGGGACTCCAATTTGCGGGGATAGGGGTATCCCTTAGCCTGCCGCGCGAAATCTGGGATGTCGTGTCACAACAAATGCCGGGATGTCGTGTCACAACAAATGCCGGGATATCGTGTCACACTATATCCCCACCCCACTTTATTTACCCGACCCAGACCCCATGTAAATCCGAACCCCTTTCCTTTACATCTCCGAATCTGTTACAGGACACTACTTGCATTGTTAGCGAACGTTCTCACACTCACAGTACGGTACCATCATGGCATTCCATTTAGTCGGCCCCCGGGCTCTTACACGTGGCGAACTGCGCCACCTCATCCCTGCCGGGCACCTCATCAAGATGCAGGTCGAAGGAGCACTGACCGGGTTCTTTCGAACCTATGATACGAACGGCGTGGAAAGTCAGGCTGCGGTTCCCCTTTCCCTTCAGCAAAGGCTCGATCTGACGGAAAAGCTGATCAAGAAGGTACTGCCGGATATGAAGACGGATGACGGGGTTGAACCGACCGCGGTCGATCCGGTTATGATCGCCTCCGATCCGGATCAGGTGAAACGCCTCACCACCACCGAGATTCGGGCGGCGATTGAGGCGAGCTTCAAGATACCGGAGAAAGCAGCGGCAGATTGAGTAACCAACTTCTCATCGACACCCTCGCGATCCGCGAGCATGCCAAGTACCATATCCTCTCCCAACTCGAAGCCACCGAGCCCGGATGGGAAACCGGACAGATCCACCGCGAACTGGGGGCGATTCTCGACACGTTCATCATCGCGTGTGAGAGGAAGCTCTCCCCCAATCTCATCATCTGTCTTCCGCCGCGTGCGGGCAAGACTATCACGGTGGGGCGGCATTTTCCGGCGCAGGTGCTTGGACGCCACCCCAACTGGGAGTTTGCATATGCCACATACTCCACCGACAGAGCCTTGGATGTTGGACGCAAGGTACGTTCTAATTTCGAAAACCCGGTCATCCAAGATATACATCCTCGGTTGCGGATCGATACTCGCAGAAATTCCGCGGATAATATCTCTCTTCTCGAAGGCGGGGAATACTTCGCGGTGGGCCGAGGTGGTCCCTTCACCGGGCGTGGGGCGCACGTGCTTGTTATCGACGACATCCTGAAGGATAAGGAAGAGGCGAAGAGCCAAGTTATCAAGGAAGGCATGTGGGACTGGTACACCGCAGTGGCGCGTACGCGCGTGTATCCCGGGTATGGCAAAATCATCATGTCGACACGCTGGGTCGTGGACGATCTCGCGGGACGAGTTCTCGATAATGCCAAGGCGGATCCGGATGCGGACCAGTGGATGGTGTATTCTTATGAAGCCTTGGCGACCAAGGATGAAGCGTGGCGTAAGGCCGGGACATCCTTCTTCCCGGAGCGATTTCCGGAGAAGTTCCTTCTACAGACGAAGGCTTCAATTTCCGCGTCCGATTGGGCCGCGCTGTATCAGCAGAGTCCCTACGTGGAAGAGGGCAATCACTTCAAGGCGAAGGACTTTCAGTTCTACGATCCAACCAAACTCCCGGATAATCTCACATGGGGCGTCACCACTGATTTCGCGAGCACGGAGGACGGAGGCGACAATAGCGTGAGTTGGCCGTTCGGTATGGATAAAGCCGATAATATCTATTTTGGTCCGGATATCTTCTCGAAGAAATGCGAGATAAGCGCGCACGATGACGCCACATTCGACCAATTGGAGAAACACAAGAGCCGGCTTCTATTCGTCGAGAAGGGTGTGTTGCTGAACGCCCATCGTCCCGAATTCCGACGCCAGATCGAAAAGCGCCGCTGGTACCCGAAGATTATCGAATTCGCGCGCACGAAGAACAAACTGGCGCACGCGGGCGCATTGATGGCGCACATGCAGAATCGGAAGGTCTTTTGGCCGGATACCCCGTACATGCGCAACGAGATCATGCCACGGTTCCTCCGTTTTACCGGGGATAAAGGGAGCAAGGACGATGACGAAGTCGACGCGGCGACTCTCCCTTTCCTCAGCTTTAAAGAAATCCAACGCCCTTACGATGAACCCTTGGAGATCGAGGACGCCCCCGTTGATCCTACGACGAAGTACATCCACGACCAGATGCAGCGACCCAATAAGCGCAGGGTCGCGCCATTCTCGGCCGGGCAGAGGGATCATCGGGATGGAGACGACGAGGAGGCCGAGTGATCTTCTTAGGTACCTATCCAATCGTCCAACCGGATGGCCGGATTAGATGCCGGATTAGGAACCGCCCTGGGGTATGGGTCATTATGGACCCGAACAATGCCCAATGGATAAGGCGTTACGACCTCTTTATGGATCATACAAAGCGCGTGTGGGCGCAGGGGATCACGGGCACGCGGATCGATTTGGCGGAGCGTTGCGAATATGTGATTGAGAGCAATATCCGCCGTTGACACCGCGGGATAAGACGTAGAGTAAAGAGCGGACGGCTCCTTGCCCGCTGTAGGCCATCTTTCGATGGCGGCCTACAGTGGGCTTTTCTTCGCCGCATCGGGTGTTAGTAAACGTTCGCTTGCATTAGGAAAGGACACGGTAGAGTGAGCTGCGTCAGGTTCTACTACGGGATCCCCCGAGAGAACCACCACCCTATAGGGTCATTGCACCCGAGGATCCTATGAGCGCCGCCCTTACCAAGTATCTTACCGCCAACGTCCTCTACAACAAAGTGTTCCCCTTCGTCCCCGAGAGCCACGTGGCTTATGAGAGCGTTGCCGGCACCACGGTCTATGGCGTGGATGAGGTCGGCAACGCGGCCACTTCAAACGCCCCGGCGGGTTTGACTACTGCCCAGCTCTGGACCCAGACGATCTCGGGCAACCTCGCGTTCGCTTTCGACGCGACCATGGCCACTCCCCAGAATACCACTGGTGGAGCCTTGGCGGCGGCAGACCAGCTCCGCGTGACCTTCCGCACCGGCAGTACCCCGCTCCTGCGGGCCCGTGGCGACCAGACTGCCCCCTCGGGGGGCTTCGTTGTAGCGGCTGGCGGTGGTACTGCTGTGGCTGATGCGACCCTGAGTATCAAGGGCACGACCGCGGCCAACCTCCTGGTCGGTTCGATCCTGATGTCGATCGCCTCCTCGGGGGCCGACACCCAGACTATCCTCGTGGGCGATCGCATCACTGTGGCCGGCGACGATACGACCTACTTCGCGACCGCCACTTCGACCGCACTGAATGGCACGACTGAAGTCAATGTCCCCATCACTCCTCCGCTCCAGGTGGCGAAGGTTGCTGGCCAGGTTGTGACTATCACCGCCGCTACCGGCAAGACTCTGCTGGTGCATGCTAGCTCGGTTCCGGCTGTCGGAATTGTCCAGGTCGGCAATATCAATGCTGCTGCGGACATCGTTACCATCAGCGGCGGCGCTCTGACTGCCGGCCGCATCTATGACGACGAGTGCCGGTCCTACCTGCATTCGGCTGGCAACTGCAATGTGACCTCGTTCCAGGGATAACCGCCAATCCCCTACTACCCACTTCCGGGTAGTAGGGGGTTTGTCTCCCCCAAAGGACATATATGGCGTCGTATCCCCTCGACCTTTCCCGAAATATCATCGGCCAAGCCGATGTTGGTGCCCATCCGCGGCAAAACGATATCGTTTTAATCGTTGCAGCAACTACCGGTGAGGACAACGTCGTCATCACTACGTCCGGTAATCCTCGGACGGTCATGTTTGTTTCGACTGTCGCATGGTTCTACGGAACGACTCCCGGTGCGGCGTCTACGGCGATGATCCCTGTGGCCGCGAACTCTCCTCTCACCCTCCAATTCCCGGCTAATAAGACTATTTACGTTCGTGCGGCGTCTTCGGCCAACCTCTTCGCATTGCTGATACAATAATGGGCGCCCTCTCTCCTACGGCGTTCCTCGGGCTCATCCCCGCGGGAACCGGATCTGGGGGCGGAGGAGGCTCTGGGACCGTAACTAGCGTTGCGGCGTCCGTTCCGGCGTTTCTGGCGGTCGCCGGGTCTCCTATTACGACTTCTGGCACGTTGGCGATCACACTTAGCGGTACTGCGCTCCCGGCGGCAAATGGCGGTACTGGGATCGTCAATGTCGGCAATCTGACTCTTCCAGCGAATGTGTCGATCACTGGCGGCGGTACCATCGCGCTCGGCGCCTTTACTCTTACCGTACCTGCTACCGGCACAGTCGCTCTCCTTGGATCAGCCAACACGTTCACGGCCGCGAATGTATTCGGCGGCGTTTCCAATCCCATCGTCATCACTCAGGCGGCGGCCACTTCGGGGTCGCCTACCGGGTTCATCTTCACGGGTGCAGCTCATACGACCCTGGCGGCTTCCACGGAAGCCTCCGACTTCGATATTAGCAATAACCGTACGGTTCAGTTCGACACGGGGACTATCAGCACGCAGCGGGCGGCGGTTTTTCGGGCTCCGACGTATTCCTTTGTGGCCGCATCGACCATCTCGCAGGCGGCAACCCTGGCTATCACTGGTGCGCCGGTGGCGGGGACCAACGCGACTCTGACTAATACTTATGCCCTTTGGGTACAGGGTGGGCAAACGCGCCTTAGCGGTTCGACAACGGCGGCTGGCGTGCTCACAGCGACAGCGGGTATTACCTCAACGGCAACGATCATCGCGGCGAACAGCGCGTCATCGACCAGCGTCCCCCTAACCGTACAGCAAACCGCTGTAGCGGGAGCTACGGCGCCGACCCTGATCACCGTCACCGGCGCGGCGCACACTAATGCAACGCTCAGCACGGAAGTCACCGACTTAAATGTCAACCTGGCCCGGACTGTGCAGTTTGCCACAGGGGCTCTCACGACCCAACGCGCCTTCCGTATCCAGGCCCCGACTTATGCATTCGTAGGCGCTTCGACGATAACCACCGCGGCTACACTCGCCATCAGCGGCGCGCCAGTGGCCGGTACGAATGCGACTCTAACTAATTCCTATTCGCTATGGGTACAGGGCGGTACAGCGCGGTTCGAAAGTGATATCTCCGTCAATAGTAATATCGTATCCGGCGCGGCGATCGCAGCATTCAGTACTACTGAATCGACTTCGGTTGGTACTGGTGCTCTCCTTTCCAGTGGCGGTCTGGGGGTAGCTAAACGGGCGCATATAGGGACGATCGGGGCCACTTTTAAGGGAAACGTACTCGCGGGTGTACAGGACGGAACCGCCGCAGTATCTGGGCAAGTCGGAGAGGCGATCGAATCGACTATTAGCACGCCCACCAACGCTGCCGCGACCGGCGCCTATCTGGCGCTTACCTCGATCACGCTGGGGCCGGGGGCTTGGGATATCGCCGGATGGGTCCAATCCAATCCAAATGGCTCTACCCTGACTGTGGACGGAGCTACGGAGTTGGTAGTTGGAACTACTACCGCCAGTAGCGCGGGTTCTACGGTGGGGTATGACCGTATGACAGAAAATCATGCCGTCATTGCCGGAAATACGCATCAAATCGTGATTCCCCGTAAGATTATCAATATCTCGACTTCAACGACCTACTTTGTCAATGTTCTTGCCACCTACACTGCGGGCACTCCGCAGTGGGTTGGCTCTATCTCAGCGGTCAGGATACGATAATGGCTATCACCATAAATAATTCCGCACAGGCCGTTGTTGACGGGGTCAATTCAGGGCATGTCCTTGATGCTGTAAGGAATATCTCCGCTCGAAGCGCAGAAATCAAGGCCGCATTCGATATTTGGCATGGGGATCGCGTCGCGCTTATCCTTGCTGGCGGCGGCATAGCGGCGCTTCGAGATGCCCGAAAAGCCGCCCGTATCGCAGAACTTAACGCCGCGATTCTTGACCAGCAAACTCAACTCGCTATCGTTCAGGCCTCATAACCCCGTTCCAGGAGAACGCAATGGATCCCGCCGACCCGCTCAATTTGAAAGCCATAATCGAAGGGCTCATCCTCGACCAGAAGCTCACTCTCACCCCCCGGGAAGTGTGTGCTATTATCCAGGTAGTGAATGCTGCCCAGGCGGCATTGGAAGCATTGCCGAAGCCTAGTCTGGAATAACGTGCCCAACTTCGGCCTGACGAGCTATTTCGGCCCTCGATATGGGCTCCAGGCTCGAAGTGCGCGTCGCACCTTATGTTTCACTCGTTGCGAAGGCGCTCACCAGAACGCCTCGAATGGAACGGATAGGCAGACGCAGCGAGTATGGCATGCGACGCCGGCTACTTCCGGCGTCTATGCGCTTCAAGCGGTATTCGCGAATACCAAAGGCCCTTTCGATCTTCCTGGTACCTCGGACGTCGAGTACGCTTGCGGAATATCAATAAACGGCGTCCGAAGCGTATTCACAGTGAATGGGGCTACTCATTGGACGATCCTGGCCGGGGGCGCTCCAGTAACCACTGATATCCTTTACGTTTATGCCCCCGCAGGGATTCGGGTAGAAACCGATACCTGGGCGAATGCGGGGCCAACTGGGACGTACGGCGGGGGACGTATCAATGAGAACAACGGGATAGACGCCAGCAACCGTGGAGCGAGCGCCGCGGATCTATCTGCTACGGGCGGCACCATGGTGGTAGGTGGGTACGTCTATGGCCCCCAAGCGATCCACGGCATTCCCGATGCCCCGATCCCCGGACTTGCCGTTATAGGCGATTCCCTGGCGGGCGGCGCTGGCGACAACGGGACGGATACCGTTGTCAACACTGCGGTTCGCGGCACAATCGAGCGCTTCTTCCGGAATGCTGGCGGGAACATGAACTGTTCCCAGAGTGGGGAACTCGCCTTCAATTGGATAAGCAGCGGTGGCGTAGGATCCGCGGGCCGGCGCTCCATCCTAGCCCTCTCATTCGCCAATACCGCAATCATCTGGTACGGCCACAATGATTTCGCGGGTGGACAGACCGCGGCAAACGTCCGTACTTGGGTGACGACGATCGTGACTCAGCTCCGTGCGATGGGTATCACTCGAATCTACGTCGGGACGGTCGTGCCGAAAGTTGTTAGCGCCACTAACAATACCCCCACTACCAACTGGTCGGGCGGAGCGGCCTCTCAGCCGGCTATTTACAACGCAGCCCTTCGGGCAACGCCGATCGCCAATACCACCACTGTGGATTTCTGCGGGCAGGTGGAAGCTACAACTGGATCCGGAACCTATTCGGACCTCGTGTATACCTTGGATGGTCAGCATCTTTCTCCTACGGGGTGCCTTCAGGCGCTATTGGCGATTCCGGACTCGCTAAAGGCCATATAGACCCCTTTTACGCTTGCGTTAGCAAACGCTCACTTACATTGGACTCCCATGGCCCCGTCAATCAATCTCGACAAAGACGCCCTTCAATTCTCGTGGGCCACTGCGGCGAAGGTGGTTATGGCGGTCCTCGGCGGTCTTGGTACGCTGATCGCATTTGTGGTGTGGCTGACTACATTGCGAAATGAAGTGACAGCGCTTAGCATGAAGGTTGACGGTTTCATAGAAGAAACGCGGTATCATTGGCGGGTTGAGGCCGGGGAATATCCCGTGGATCCGCCTCACAAAGGCGGGCTCGCGCCCACCATGCGCCTGGGACGGAACCCATGAAACTCTATATCCTTCTCCTTTCGTGCCTCTTCATGCTTAGTTGCGCAGTGGGGTCGCGATGGCCTGATTCCAGACACGACTCCCGACCGAAATCGGATGGATCGTACCTCTCCGATCTCCTCGCATGGGAAATCGTCCTCGGAACCGCGGCGGCCGGCATATGCGCCGGGCTCGCCGTCGTCCTCTCCAGTTCCCCGGTCAAGTTCGCCTCGCTCTGGCTCTGGGCCGGTGCCGGTGCCGGTGCCTGTGTCGCTATCCTCGCCCTCGCCCTCCACACCGCCCTCCCCTTCTTGCCTTGGGTGGCTGGTGGTGCTCTCGTGGTATCTGGGATTATCGTCGCTCTGCATTTCAGTCATCCTCGGGCGAGCCGCATTGAAGCTTCGCTCCGCGCGAAAGCAAAGAAACTGAAGTTGCCCAATGCTCAACCCTGAAGACTCTGCGAACGCTTCCCCCGTTGCGGCAGCGCCATCGCCCAATAATCCGCAGTATGACACCCGTCCCAGCGAAGATGCCGCCGGTGACGCGGCGCTGATTGACACATTCAGCCGCGAACTCAAGATCCCCAGCCCCCTGAACAAGTGGTATCAGGCGTTCGACCAGGACCGTAAGTACGTCAACGACGAGTGCATGATTCTTGACGCAGAGGACGCGGTTGGCACTAACCACATACTTCGCAATCAGTGGGTATTGCAGGCGCAGATATTCGCGAAAGATCCGGAAATCTCCTTTCAGCCTATCGATCAAATATATCCCGATATCCCCCCGGTAATCGATCCAATGTCGGGTATGACGATCGCCCCCGATATGCCGGGCCAACCTCCGCCTGAGATCGAGGGCCTGGCGCGTACCTTGAACATTCTCGTCCAGCAAATCCTGCGCGAGAACCGCTTCTCGTCGCGTCTCAAGGGCGCGATTCAGGACGTCGAGACAAATGCGATCATGTTCCTCAAGGTCAATCAGCAAGAGGACCTTTCTCGCGATCCGCTCGGGGTGCGCCGCTCGAATGACCAGCAGGGTAATTACGCGATGTTCACTTGGCTGACTGCTAAGAAGGCGGCTGGGGAGATCAAAGAAGGCAGCGCACAGGAACGGCGTCTCCAGGATCTGGAGAAGCTGATCCGCGGATACCTCGCGGCCGATCTTCGCGTTCAGATTGAATCTATGCCCATGCCGGGGATGGATCCCACGGTTGCTCCATCAATGCCTGGGATGACGCCCCCCATCGGTTCACCTTTGAGCGCCCCCTCCCCAGACATGGCGACTGCGGTCCCTACTGGTGGTGTCGGGGGCGCTCTTTCTTCTGTCCCCATGGGCCTCCCGACGATGGCCCCCATACCGCCGCCCGACCCCCGTATTGCTCGCGCACAGGCGATCGAGTCCGGTGTCGATCCGATTGACATGGGCATGATCCCTCAGGTTCCTCGTTGGATCGGCATGGGGATTGACATAATTGCCCCCGAAGATATCCGCATTGATTGGCGTATTACCCGCCCCGAGGACATCTTCGACGCCCGCCGCATCTACCATCGCGTTTTTATGGACGACGACGAGTGCGCTGCGAAGTATAAGCTCGATCCGATCGAAATGGCCAAGGTCCCCCGCTCGAATGGTGTGAACCAGACTAGCGGCGGCGCGAACACGGGGACTGGCGGCGAGGCCGTCCAGCAGATGCCCGACACTCTGGCGGACAATACGGACATGAGCTGTACGATCGAATGCTGGGAATGCTGGGACAAGCAGACGAACACCGTCTACGTGTTCGTGCCGGGCTATCGCCGGTTCCTCCAGTCATACATCCCGGATGTTGTCGGCCGCAACTGGTTTCCCTTTCTCCCCTTCATCTTCAATCGTGTCACCGGGCGTCTCGTCGGCATTTCCAGCACGACCCTTCAGCGCCCCGCGCAGGAAGAAATCAACCTCTTCCGTACGCATGACCGGCACGCGAAAAAGGCCAGTTTCCCCCGTATTTTGATAAAACGCGGCTTGTTGACCAAGCGCGAGAAGCACGCGTATAAGACAGCATTGCCCTACGAAGTAATCGAGGTCGATAGTCCCGATGAGATTTCCAAGACCCTCTATGAAGCTCGGCCTCTGGCGTACAATCCCCAGTTGTATGATGTGTCTCGCGCTGAGTTCGATTTACAGCGCATGGCTGGTATCTCGCTGGTTTCTGCGGGAGCCACCGGGGCTTCGGAGTCCGCGACGGAAGTTGTTACGGCGCAAGCGGGTACCGATTCCCAGGCTGACTTTAAGCGCTCTACCATTGAAGCTCTCGTCGCCGACATCGGGTCCCTGATCGGGGATCTCGCAATCCAGATTTTCCCCGAAGAGAACGTCAAGATGATCTGCGGCCCCGGAGCGATCTGGCCGGCTGTCGACCGTGAAACTCTGTTCCGTAAGCTGCATCTCGTCGTGCGCGCCGGCTCCACCGGTAAGCCCGATGCCGAGAAGCGCATGCAGTACGCTCAGATGATGGTCGCAATGATACCGGCCCTTGGCTTGGTCGCTAAAGGGCCGGCATTGCTTGACGAACTCACCCGGGACGCCGGGTTGTTCGTCAATATCTCCAAGTTCGTCCAGCTCGCTCCCACGCCTCTGCCTGCCCCCATGGGGTCGACGCCGGGCGGCGCAGCTCCCGCAGGCGCAGGAAAGCCCCCCGGTTCTGATTCGGGGGGTGCGCCCCCCCAGGACGGCCCTCCCTCCACCGTCGCGTCGATCCCGAACCACCCCCCGATCCCTTCGTAATCGACCGTTCACATACGACCCCTATTACCCATTGACTTCAACCAGGAGAAGTTATCATGTCCGACAGCATCGAAGACCCGGTCACTAGTCCGGAAACCTCTACCGCCCCGTCTTCCGTAGAATCGACTCCCGTAGCCTCGCAAGCACCTGAGTCAATTGGCAGTGATCAACCGGACCCGCCCCCCGCAAGCGTTCCCGATCCCGCGACTTCTGAGCCCGCTGATTCCGACGATGAGCCGGTAATCGCCTCCGAAGAAGAGATCCTGGACCGTTTACAAGGGAAGACACCGAAACAAGACCCCAAGTCGCCAGAAACGGCGGCTGACGTAGAACCTCCGATTGCCGAGGACGCGCAAGCGAACCCCGCGACGCCTGAGGCTGAAAAGCCATTCGAGTTTCCTGACGAAAAGGAACTCGCCGGCTATCATTCCCGCACACGCGACCGGATGAAGCAGATCATCGGGAAGGCGAAGGAAGCCGCCCCGTACGCTAACTATGGCAAAGCCGTTCTGGCCGAGGCCGAGAAGTTCGGCGTGAAGGTCGAGCAACTGAACGCTTGGCTCGAATTGGGCTTCCAGGTCCGCGCGGGGAACATCAAAGATACCGCTCCAATCCTGGCGAACCTGCTGAAGACCGCAGGATATAAGGACGCGGCTCTGGCCCCCGAGGCGGAACTTGGCATCGACACTGCGGCAATTGAAGCCGCAATCGACGCGCTCCACGCCGACGCGGACATGACTGACGGAGCGGCCCTGAAGCTGAAAGCAGCTCTCAAAGCACGCGCGAAAGCCCCAGAAAAACCCTCAGAAGCCAAAGCCGCCCCCGAACCCGCCCGTCCGCAAGCGCCGGATCTCCAGGCGCCCATCCGGGCTGCCCTATCCGATATCAATGCCTCGCGCATGGAATACGCCGCCGAACTCGGTCCTCGCTGGCAACAGCTTGAGCCCCAGATTCGCGCGGAGATGACTCGCCTCGAATCCACCCTCCCCCCTGATATCCGCGATAACACGAAGCTTTGGACCTCTCGGTACCATCGCGTCGTGCAGAGTGTCTTGAATCGGCCCGTCGCCAAGCCCCCTCTCACCCCCTCTCTCCGAGCTAACTCCACTCCCCCGGCGCAAAAACAACTCGAACGCGGAACCCCCGAATACGATGAAGCGCTTCTCTCCGGCCGTATAGCGGTCCAACGATAAAGGATTCATTCCATGGCTGTTACCGTCCCCTCCGCCGTCTTCCAAGAGCTTGTTCTCTCGGTAGATAAAGGCATTGCCGACAAGAAGTCGATTAAGATCGACCGCAAGGCGATGCCCCTCTACGAATTTTGGAGCACCCGCAAGAAAGCGGTGAACGCGGCGCAGGGTGTTGTGCGCGTCGGCCTCCAGGTCAGCGACGGCACTGACAACGAAGGCTGGACCAATATGGATCCGCTGTCGTTCAACGAGAACTTCCCCGCGCTCGGTTTCGAGTTCGGCACGTTCAACATCCATCGCGGCCTCCTGTTCGTCTATGACTACCTGATGAATGAAGGCTACGACATTGATTTCAACAGCAATTCCGGCAAGATAGGGACCCCGCTGTCGAAGGTCGAAGCCTGTCGTCTGCGCGATATCCTGGCCGAGAAGCTGGATAATTTCCGCGATGGTTGGGACGTCTCGCTCGACAAGACCCTGACCCTCGATGGCACCCAGGATACGAAGCTGCCCCCGGGCCTCGACGCCATGCTGCCTCTGACCCTGACTGGTACCTACGGTGGCCTCCCCCGCTCGGATACCCGCATCCAGCACTACGTTGCCACCGGTATGACCTACTCGTCTGGCGGTACCATGCGTGCGGTTATGATCGACGCTCTGTACCAGGCGAAGTTGAATAGTCGTGGATCTAAGCGTAGCTCTTATCGTCTGATCTGTGGCCGTGGCTTCGCCAATCGTTATGCGTCCTTCGCGACCAATAACAACTGGCAGGTTCACACCATGGCCACCGGTACCCCGAAGTTGGATATCAGCATTTCGGACAGCGGCCTTGAATTCGAGGGTATGAGCCTGGAAATCAACCCGACCTTCGCGATCCTGGATGGCCTGTATGCCCCCACGATCCCGTTCGATCGCCGTTGCTACATGCTGCATGAGGATTCCTTCGTGCTCGGTTGCCCGAACAAGATGGACAAGAAGTTCAGCAATCCGCCGGATCCGGCCAATATCCGTGTCGCTCGTGCGTCGCTCGACTGGCGCCTGGCTCCGTATTGCAACAACCCCAACGCTAACGCGGTGGTCGCTGTCGCCTTGTAAATTGTAATTTTGTAGCCCTCTAGGACGACTCCTGGCGTCCGGCTGTGACCTTTGTGATCATTCGATCACAAAGGTCATTGCTTTTCCGGATACCCCGGTATCCTGATCGGACCAGGAGACTTCTATGATTCGATTGCCCCGAAAGTGTGTCGAGGTCCGCCAACCGCGCGGTGATACTACGGTTACGAAGTACGTATCCGCCCTCGAACTCCCCCTTATCCGAGCCCGGTGGTACAATTCCGCCGAAAAGACCCATCTCGCGACTCTCGTCCCCCATGTCATTGGCTCGCCGGCTGAGTGCTATTGGCATGATTTCGATAGCGTCGACACCGAAATGATGCGCTTGAAACGGCTGTACAACCCTCAAGGACCCGGCGAGGCCCAAATCTTCGACAAGATATACCCCTCGGATGAGGACTTCCTCGCCTCCGCCGAGCGCCTTATCGAAGATTTTGCCGCCAACCCCGTTCTTCCTGAGAGCGCGCGCCCCCGTGAAGCGCCTCCTTCTGTCGTCGAGATGCTGGCCAAGGCCGGCGATCTGGGCGGCAGCGCCGAAGCCATTGCGCTCTCGATCGCCTCGGTCGGTCTTCTGTCACCCGAAGAGATCGCGGAAGCGAGCCTTAGCCAGCTGTGCAAGGCCCACTTGCTCGGACCCGAGACCGCTGCCGCCGTTCGAGCCGCCGCCAAGGCGTACCTGAAGGCGACTCCCAAGGTCACTGCCGAAGCCTATGTGGCGAAAGCCAAGGCCGATGCGGCTTTGGCGAAGTAAGACATGACGCTCCCCACACTGCCGACTCTCGCGTACGTGCGCGCTGAAATCCTTCAGCGCTGCGCCATCAACACCGGCGGCAACCGTGGGGCGCGCGCCATTCCGATGGTCGACTCGGCCATACGGCAGGCGATCCGGCAGTTGGAGATTGAATGCCCTTGGACCCGGCTCCAGGTGACTCGGCAGATTACTTTGCTCGCCGATACTACGGTTTACGACTTCCCGGACGATATGGATGCCGGAAACATCGGATACATCGGTGTGCACAATATAGACAGTAATAAGGTCGCGACCCTTCGACCAGATCCGGATCACCGTATCCGCAATGGGCTGGTGAACACGATCGACTCGGCCCCCCGTATCTATTGGTTCGAAGGATCGGTTATCAATATCCTTCCAGAGCCGGATGTGACTGTATGGGACTATCTCGTTCTCGACGGGTATCTGAACGCGACTATCCCGACGAATGATACCGAGCAACTCGGATTCGATGGAGAAGCGGTCATTCAGCTCGCAGAGGAATTGGTTCGCCCCCGTCTGGGCCTGGACGTTCCGCCGGCCCTAATGACCGCTCGCCAGGTGTATATGTCGCATCTTCGCGCCCGGCAAGGTGATGGCGAAGGCACAATGCCTGGTGGGCATACGTCAGAGAAGGTCCGCCCGGAAGGCCCGAATCGGTATTACGGGCGCTACGAATGGGATACCAATTGGAACCCGTCTGGTGATTGGGGGCCGTAAATGCCGATACTCGGCGGCGGCCCCTGGACGGGATTGGATGTACGTCGGTCGCTGGATGTCCAGGACCGGAAGACTCTTCGTATCGCAAAGAACCTGGATTTGACTACTATTGGCACGCTCCAAGAACGCGATGGCATGAAGCCTATCGCGGAGCTAGACGCTCGAAGTGTTGGGTTGTATTCGATCAATGGAGGCCTTAGAGCGGTTATACCCGCCGGATATGGGATCACCCCCGCGCAGCCAGCTCCCGGCGTAACGGTCATATATGATGCTGTAGGCGACGGTACGATCTATGCATTAGGCACTATCACGGGCGTGCCGGCGGTCTCTAGTTGGGGGGCTGATCCCGCGACTGGCGTGTATCCGTATATCGTGATTCAGCGATCGACCGGCAAATATGAGCACCACTGGATAAACGTTACGCCACCATCGGTTGTCAATCCTTCGCCTCCCCCCGCGTATCTTCCAGCAACGGCGGCCGTCGACACGCGCGTTGATCTACCGTTCGAGCCGGGGCCGGCGATACTCAAGATCCAGGCGAAGCTTCACGCGCCAGACAATGTCAACGGCGTGCTTCGATTCTCCTCTACCGCGAACGGTCCGAGCGACTGGATATTGGCGGAGGACGCCGGGTTCCTCGCGGTTCTTCAGCATGTATCCGGTTCACGCAACATGACTGCGCTTGGCCCCTATGATACCCAGGGGGCGGTGTTTTTTCCGGACGCGATCCAACTCTGGCAGCTAGAGGCAGATCCCTCTGATATGTCTCTCGTTCGTGTGCTCGAAGGCCCTGGTACGACCTCCCCTCGCTCGGTCGCGAATGTGCGAGGTGATTTATTTTACTTGTCACGCGGCACAGTGAACTCCCTACGCCGGACGGCCTTGACTGGCCAGCTTCAGGACGGCGATATAGGCGCTCCGATCGCCCCTCTAACCCGCCCCCTGACGGCAACTCCGATCGCACTATGGTCACAAGCGCGCAGCCAGTATATTATCGCGTTCGGCACAGATGTGTTTTGTTTTACGTCTTCGCCAGCTACTAAAGTTACTGGCTGGACCTCATGGAGCCTCCCCTTCGCGGTCAATTACATGGTCGAACTCGACGGAATCTTGTACATACGTTCAGCGAATACCCTATATCGCATGACCGCCGGGTATAAGGATGGATCTTCCTGGGAGTTCCAGCCACAGTTCTTCGATGGCGATGCTCCCGGCGTGCGTAAATTCTTCCCCTCGATGAATGTGTCGATGACCGGCGAAGCGACGATCAATTTCTTGACCGATGTACGTGATGTAGCGGTAGTCGACACCGGATTCACCGTCGAAGGCGCCACCAGCCCCCTCGATGACATCTATGTAGGAGAGACGACCGAATCCCTTGCGGTGAACTTCACCGGACTAGTTGGCGCGAATCCGTCTGTTAAATGGGCGATCGATTCCTTTACGCTACCCTATAAAGTGCTGGGGCGCTAAATGGTCCAGGTGCTACTCCGCGATTTCAGGCTTAGCGGGTGCGTCGA